TACCACGGTGTAGTCTAAATGGTATACCTGTACCACTACCACCTTGGTCTGGGACTCTACATACTTCTCGAATAAAGTACCAGAAGTTTGCCATACATTCGGCTAGTACTTTACCCTTATAATATTGGTTTAGATTTGGATCATGTGGGTCTATAGCCGCTAAATCAGGGTCTAACAGAGCCAGCATGAATTTGTTATTCTTAATTCCTATGGATTTAAGATATATATGCATATCCAGAAAGCTTTTATTCCTGGTAGACATCTGATAATAT